AGGACGAAATGGATTATTTTGTCCTGCCCATGTCTCCGATTGTCAGTGTTACGACGGTTTACCGGATCTCGCTGGAAGGAGATGAAACTTTACTGGTTAAAAATACCGATTACTATGAGGTCGGGTTAACCAGTAAGACCATCTGTACTTATCCGGTCTATTCGACAATCGGTAGTAGTGTGGTCGGGATCAAAGTAACGTATGAAACCGGGATGACCGAGATCCCAAAAACGCTGAAGGAGTGCTGTCTTGCACTGGTCAGCCACTTGTACTTTCACCGAGGCGAAGATGTGGGGATGCCTGCAACTATTATTGAAAGACTTAAACCATTCCGTAAGCTATGAATATAGGCGAATTAACCGAGCGGATCACTTTGCAGCAAGTCAGTTCGACCGATGAAACGATCGTCGATCTGGTCACACTGTGGGCTAAGGTTAAACCGTTATCGGGCCAACGCCAGCTATATTATGAGCAGCTTCACGTGGGCCAGTGGTTTGAGATCACTTTCGCTTATCTGCTTCCGGTTACTTATGTCTCCGGCGATCCTATTTCCTACGAAGGGCGCCAACTGACAGTACACTCAATTCAGGAGGTAGGCGATACCTATTACAAGGTTATGGCCTATTCGACCGGGATTGACGCAGCAACGGCCCCGGCCTCACCGCTTGAACTGGTCCTGACATGGGACGATATTGATAACGTACCTGTACCGAACCCTGCAAGCGCCTATGACTGGAACTGGTATTTCGGAACGGTTAATCTGTTTCGGGCCGCCGAGGTATCGGGTAACGCGGTCAACCTGATCGGAGGCGGCAACGTGACACTCAAGGCTTCATTGTTTGCCGGCAATACCCGATTGGTACAGTTTGTCGATACGCTGTCTGCTGTGGTTAATTGTGCCTCCCTGTGCTTCTCCGGTGCTGTTAACTGCACCGTTTACCGCTTGCCGGGAGTTACCACGATGGGTACAACCATCTGGAACGGGATCACAGGCAAAACGATTGCGATAACCGTTAAGACTGCATTAACGGCGAACGCCAACGTAACGGCTCTTGAGGCTGCGAACACTGTAACCAAAACCCTGATATGATAACGATAACAAACGGTCGGGAGGTAAAGGATTGGATCGGGGTTGAAATGTCCGATACGGAAAAGCAATTCCGTAAAATCATGGCCCAAACCGCGCTAACGATCATGGATTTTGCCAAACGGATTGCACCGGTTATCACAGGCCGTTACCGATCCAGCATTCATATCGAATTTGGGGGCGGAACAAAAATAGCCGGCGCGGTCGATCTGTCTGGTAACAAGTGGACCGAACCGTTCACTGAGCAGCCGGGAGATGATGAAATCTTTGTCGGTACGAATGTAGTCTATGCCGGAAAGGTAGAGGACAAACATAACACCATCGAGCAGGCCGCAACACAGGGCCAGTGGTACTTAACAAGAAAGGTAAATGAACTTTCCAAAAGCTGACATACGATCCGCAGTTAAGACGGCCCTCACAGCCGGATGTACCTATTCGGTAGTTGATATCCCGACTCCAGACCTGATAAACTATATCAATATTCAGGCGATCCGTATCAGTGAAGATACGGCCCAAAGCTGGCCGGTCTATGATTGTTATGTCACTATCGAGATCATCAGCACGTTTCAAAAGACCGGGAACCGAACGAACGGAGATGCCCAGGCCGAACTGGTTGATACCGCCATGCGCCCGACCGTAACGGGTGGGATCGTGGTAGCCGGTTGGGATCTGGCCGGCTGTTGGCTGGATTCTCAGGATGAATACCTGTCGAATGATTCAGACGGTAAAAAACACCGTATTGTGATGTCTTACTTTTTAAAATACTGTAAATCTTAATATTATGGCTAAAATCAGTGGTAATTTAATCTATATCGAGTGGGACGGCAATATCGTTGTCGGCCTGACCGATAAGAACATCGGCTTCAAGCGAAGCATGATCGACACAACGAACCAGCAATCAACCGGAGGTTGGGAAAGCTGTGTCCCGGGTGAGGGTGGTGGCGATATCGGGTTCTCCGGTATTTACGACGAGGCCGGATCAGAGGGAGCAACTACACTCTTCGCTGATCTGGCAAACGGTACGGAGGTTGCTTTCAAGATCGGGCAGAATATTGCAACCGGAGGGGCTTTCTGGAGTGGAAACGGGATCGTTACCGGCCTGTCAATTAAAGGCCCGATGAACGCCGCGACCAGTTATTCAGGTACTATTCTGGTAACAGGTATCCCGGAACAATCAACAGTTGGAGCATTCTAATCTTTAATACTCAAGACAATGGCAAAAGGATCAGGTAATTTAATATTCATCAAATGGGGAACCGGGGACGCAGTAGGATTGACCGACAAGTCGATTGACTTTACCGCCGATGGTATTCCCGTAACGAATCAGCAATCCTGTGGGATGTGGGCTGAATATGTCGCTGGAAACAAACGGGCAAAGATCGCTTTCTCCGGGGTCTATGATAAGGCTTCGGCAATCGGCATGACTTCGATGTTTGCTGAACTATTGGCCAACTCGGTTACTCCGATTGCATTCAAGATCGGTGAGAAAACAACCGGACTGGTCAAGTACACCGGAAGCGGATTCCTGAGCGGACTGACCTGTAACGGCCCGATGACAGCCGCAGCAAGTTACTCCGGTGAGATCACCGTAACCGGACCGCCGTCACAAGTCTCAACAGCCTGGTAACCAATAAACCCCTCCATAATGCAATTACCAGGACAGACGATCATAAAGGTGAACGGCAAACCGTATCACTTTTATTTTGGCCTTGACACAACCGCCGAGTTCCTTCACATGAATCGAAGGTTGGTTAAGGTTGACATAACGCAGAAAACGGACAAGAAACCCAAATTTGCCGAGGAAATGCGGGATTTGAGTTTGAACGATTTTGCTAAACCGTTTTATGAGAATGAGACAAAAGCGCTGATGGATATGTTTTATTGCGCCCTGCAAGTAGGCGATACGGCAAAGGACTTACCGTCCGATTTAGACCGCAAATCTTTCGGGCGCTGGTTGGATCAGGCCGAAGAGGGTGCAGTGGCAAAACTGTTGGCAGCTTATATGTCCAGTAAGCCGTTGGGAAAGTAGTTGAGGGCGGCGATCCTATTGAGATCGATGACCTGTACAAGATATGTGTAGGGTATTTAAGAAGGGAGCCGTCCTCTGCGTTTCATATCACTTTCAGAGATTTGGACATTATGATTAAAGCCGAGCATGAACTGAGAGATGACCGTTGGGATTATACCCGTCATATCATGGCTGCGATGGGAGCCGGAAGCCCGAAGTCTATCATTGAACTGGACCGGGACCGGGACAAACCGGATATTGATGACGAGATGATTGAAGAGGCCAAACAATTCCTAAACCGAATGAGGGCAGACTGATGGCATTTTTTAAAGAACTGATCGTAAAGATTACCGGGGATTCGAGCGGACTGCAACGGGAAACCCGGAAAGCACAGGGCGTTATTAGCGGCTTTGAGGGCGGACTAAAGACTATGGGCGCCGGGATCGCTGCGGCGTTTACGGTGAAGGCCGTCATTCAATTCGGCAAGGAATCGGTTAAGGCGTTCGATGAGTCAGAAAAAGCCAATGCAAAATTATTAACATCACTTAATCAAAACAAGGAGGCATTCAGAAGGTTAAGCAGTCAGTCTAAGCTATTACAGTCTAATTCTCTTTTTGACGACGAGAGCATACAGGGGGCGCAAATGTTTCTCGCTACAATGAAGCTGAACGAGTCACAAATATCGAGGCTTCTCCCTCTGATTATGGACTTTGCAACTAAGTTCGGGATGGACTTAACGAGTGCATCTAATCTGGTTGCAAAAAGTATCGGAGGTCAGGTAAACGCATTAGCCCGTTACGGTATTGCTGCAGAAGGAGCCGCCGGATCATCCGAAAGGTTTGAAGGAGTGCTTTCTGGACTGGAAAGACAAGTTAAAGGATTATCTAAAGCAGCAACCGACGCCGGAACGTCCGGTCTGGTGCAGCTCAGGAACGCTATTGATGATATCAAAGAATCAATCGGTAGGGTTATCGGCGGCCCGATCCAGAAGTTCGCAAAAAATCTGAAAGAGATCATCGAACTCCGAACCGGGGTCACTGCGGCTAATTATGCAACACAGATTGAAACCGAGGGCCGGAACATGGCATCCTCAGCAAAGACGACCGAGGATGCGCGTAAGGCATTGGTTGATTATATTACGGTTCAGAAAAATAGGTTACAGGGCCTATATGATGAGAAAAAGGCGTTTGAAGATTCGGCCAAATCACATTTCTTAAACGCTACGGCCATGCGAGCCGATCAGACAGCTGCCAAACAGATTGGCGCTGAAATCGAGGGCGTTCGTGTTGCAACGAAAAACCTTACTGATCTGCTTAGTAATTCAAAAGGTATTGACGAACTGATAGGTAAAGGCATTGGAATGGTTACTGATAATCTGGCCGATTATCAGGCCCAGGTTAAGGAACTAACCGAACACCAGGCACTACCCACTACCACCGTTGAACAAGCGAAGGCCGATCAGTTACAGATCAATAACCTGAACACAAAGATCGCGCTCATTACTGAATACGGCAAAGTGATGGGAACCACAGCCGTCATTCAGGCCCGGATCGATGAACTGAATAAGCAATACGATGCTACTGCGGACGTCAGTAAATTACAGTACATACAGGCCATTATAGATAAGCTCCAAAAGCAGCTCGATATTGAAAAACAGTTACGCGGTACGGTCTATGGC